CTTCAGAAGCTCCCATAAGGGTTACTCTATAAACATAATTTGTACCTTCCTGCTCTGGCTCGTCCATAATACGGAATTGATACAATTCATTTTTCTCTCCAACGATTACATTGACATCAGAAAAGTAAAGTTCTCCGAATACTAGCTCAAATTCTGCACCCGATACTCCAATGTTACCACTGGTATGTACAGCTCCATCAAGTCTAGCCTCTATTAAAGGGATATTTCTTTCCGAGGCTCCAACCAACTTCCAAGTGAAGTCATCATCAGTATCTACGAACTTTGTAGGTAACGCAGATAAAGTAGTATCTAAGTTTTTCACGCCAGATGCCGAGAGCATACGATGTGTAACACTAGATAATAGTTGAGGTTGAGCACCGAAAACTTTCTGTATGTGGAATTTAGTTGTGAGACCCGCCCACTGTTTTCCACCTGTTACTTGAAATTTTGATTGTTTAACACTCATAATTTTTGTTTTTTGTTTTTATTTATTTATTCATCAGATAATTCTGTTATTTGAGGGATGTCATTTTGGTCGTTCATTGTCAAGTTAGGAACACTTCCTACATTGAGTGAGTTACCACCTTCCAATACCACCCTCTCTAATTCTCTAGCAGCTTTAGTTGATGCGTTCTTTTTAAAAGAACTAAAATCACTAAAACCTTTGGTCATTGTATAAATATAAGCGAGCCTTGTATCGAACCCAATAGGGTCTTTATCTCGGTCACTTGATATTTTATTCATAGGCACACCAGCCTCACTATAAGCTACAGGTTTCGTCATAGTCTCGTAAACTTTGTCTTTGAGTTTCTCTGTAAGCTTGAAGTCTTTTATAATTTCTTTTGTTTCGTAAACGCTATTCTTTAGTCGTTTTACCCTATTTGTTTCTTCTGCCTTTTGGTTATCAATAACTTTTTGATTTTCTACAACAGCAGCATCATAACGTGCTTTCTCTGTATCTTTCAAATTACCTAAAGACGACATTGCTTCTGCAACATCTTCACCTGAGTCAGCTAATGTCTTATGGAACTTCTCGGCTCTACTAACAGACATTCCTTTTGCTGTTAAATCTGCCATTATAATGTTCTTCCTAAGACTCTCATCAGCCCCAACCATTTCATCAGTTATATTGTTATAACTTGCCTCAACTCGTTTATGCTCTAAAAACATTTTGTCAGGAATACCTTCTCTAATTGCTTTGAGGTATTCTGATTGCGTATCGGATAAGTCAGAAAATTCACTCCTTTTAATTTCTCCTTTAAGAGCTTCAACCAAACTGTCAGATGATTCTATTTTTTCTAAGTCTATTTCTTCATCGAATAAACCTTGTTCTTTAAGTAGCTTTGCTACATTGTTATATACGAGTTTAACTTTTTTAGTATCACCATCTTCTGGTTCGTCTATCTCTGGTTCGTCTATTGGTTCGTCTGTAGCCCCTGGTTCTGCAGGTGGTTCAGGCTCATCTACTTTAGGTTCTACAGGTTGGTTTATAGGATTTCCATCACCATCTAACTCCTCTGTTATACCCCCTTCAATGAGATTTTCTTCAGTAAATGTGTCATCCACATCACTAAACATGCTTAAATCTAATTCTTGTTCGCTCATAATTATTTACTTTTTGTCATATTTGTACTTGTTGCTTTCTTCTTGTCAATCTTTTCAGATTCTTTATTATGTCTAACAACCTCTTTGAACTCTTTAGTTTTTAATGTTAGGTCATCAGATTGTTTATTAATTTCACTTTCTAATTCTTTAGACTTCAACGTAAGCTCTTCTATATTGACCCCGTTCTCAATGTCTATTTTATACTTCTCTAACAATATTTTGTTTTGTTCTATCTGTAATTTAGTAGACTCTATGTATTGTTGGAATTCTAATAGTGCTTGAGCTTGTTGTTGTTGTGCTTGTGCAGCTTCTGCATTCGCTTCATTTTCTATTTGTCGTTGTTCATCTGCTTTATTTTCACTAGTCTCTATAGTTTTTCTCATTTCAACTAAGGATGAGCTAGAGTATATTGCAAATAAATCACTATACTTAATCAGTTGATTTTGTAACGCAGCTTGCGCATTCTCTATCAAACTTTGTCTGAACTGTTTAGTATTCTTATCAGATGTAACTAGCACTCCATAATCTGCATCAGCAAATTCGTTACCGTCTACATCTAATATTTGTATACTTAAATCATCAAGTATATACTGAACCTTCTTGTTTGTTCCTTTTAATGCCTGTTTAGCAGTCTCTAAGAATATGGTAATCGCACGCTTCTTAACTGACTCGTGTTTCATAAACCACCATTCTGTAATGTGAGATGACTGCATAACCGAGCGCTCAACTCCACCAACTGTCTCTCTATTAGAGATTTGTCCTTCTCGCTGCTTGGTTATACCAGCCAACTCAGACATTTCTAATTTAATAAATCCTAATAATTCAACATGTGATTGGATATAAGAACCAGTTTCTGCATCTAGAATCTTACCAGTGGTATTAAAATTACCAGCTAGTTTACCTGTAGCAGCTCCTTTGTTCCCTTCCTTAAATGAATCTACCATAGCAATACCCATTGTACTTGCGTAGTATAACCATTTACCAACATCCCAATTACCAGGAATCTTAGCCATATCTAATTCCATTAGTTTACCTAAGTTCTTAGCTATCGCTTTAGTAAGTCTATCCCATACTGAATCATAGAGATATTGATATCCTTTCATACGCTCAACTAAGGAGATTGACCTACCTTCGTTAGTATTATATATCTCCCCTACAATTCCAGGGTGGCCTAATGATGGCGAGTCCATCCTTGTATATTGAACGTCTCTAGGCTTCATATCAACATAAATGTCAGTACCTATCTTAGTACCTTCCCACCATTCATTAATCCACAATTTCTCTTCTTCTTCTCCTAGTGCCTCGTTAATCTCATACTCTTCACTACGGATTTTAAATTGGATATCACCAAACTCATCATAGTATTTAATTTTCTTGATTAGTTTTTGTGAACGCCATAATACTTTTAATACTTTAACATTACCTATATCATCTACATATCGTCCTTGTTGCGTATTCGTGTAACCTTCACCTTCAGCAAACTTCAGTATATCATCAACTAAACTAGTTGTGTCTCCGTCAACACTATTTCCTGGCAATATTAGTGGAGATATAGTTGGGTCATATTTCCCATCCTCTCCTGTCCAGTCTTTAGCTTCAGCTAATCTATCTATGTCCTTGGGCTTCAACGATTTGTAATATATATCTAATATTTTACCAGGACTCCAATAGTCCTCTATGATTATAATATCAGAATCCTCTATCTTAGATGAGGTATTGTCACGCACTGTAAATACTTTGTGTGGATTTAGTTTCTTTAGATATGGTTCAGAATCTAGAATAGAACATTCGTATATCTCTTCCCCTATGATTAATGCATCTTTAAATCCATTTGTAAATGTTTTCTCGAACTCCTGCTCTAAAGAATAGTGTTTTAGTAATCTATTAGCAGTTAGTTCTTTAATATCTTTAAAGGAATACTTTGCGTATTTTGCTATATCATCTATACGAGCTTTAATCTCGTCCTCTGGTACATCGTTATTCATCACTATCTTACTAACCTCATCAATAACATACTTGCTCTTAGCGTTCTGCTTATCACTTAATGCATTTGGATTAGTTACGATAACTGTATAGTCAAAATCTCTACTAGCTTCCTCTCCTACTAGTAAATCAATTTTTGGCACGATTATGTTGTGGTGACCTATATCGTTGCTTACACTTAATCCTACTATACCGTATGGATTTAAATATCTAGCCATATCTTCCTTAGATACATTACCCTCATATAAATTTTGGTTTACAAGTTTATTTCTGTAATAGTCTCTAACTAAAGTATTATTATACATACCCCAATTAGAATCTACAGAATCTAAATTTTGCTTTCTCCAAGCTACACCTTTTCTTTTCTTACTTACCCTCTGACGAGGCATTTTAATGTCTTCCATCTAATCAAAATTTATAATATCGTCGTATTGTCCGTTGTAGTTTTTGTCTAAAAAATCATCTACGTCATATACTGGCCCACCTTCTTTCTGAACCTCAGTTTGTTTATATAGTTCTTCTCTCGCTACCATGACCATACCTATACTAGATATTCTGTCAAAGTTACCATCTATGTTCCAGTACAATGCTTCCTTCAGTAAGCCTATACTTCTTAATCTTTTTATGTTTAATCTCTGCTCTCCTCCCTCTAACGTGTAGGGCGTAAGCAGCCAATCAGCAAATAATTTTCTAGCCCATAAGTTGACTCCCTTGTTCGCTGGTGTTCCTTTCGCTTTATTGCCATATCCAACTTGTTTTATAAGCTCCTGGTCTCTAAGTATTTGAGGTGTATCCATCAATAAGTAGAGTAAGTTTTTATGGTCAAAGTACGAGAATAACCCTTTCAAGTTGTTCTCATAGTTTATTTTAGCGTTGTAAAATATTGCTGCTTTAATCAATAACTCAAAGTTTTGAT